GGTCAAATCGGTATGGTTGGTGGAAGCCCTGTTCTAGTATCCGCAGAATTACCTGCTAAGGGTGCTGGTGTTAACACTGGTGGTAATGTTGCTAATGTTGGAGCTATTGCTCTAGTATCTAACAACTTCATCGTTGGTAATCAACGTGGTATTCGTTTTGATACTCAAGACCTAGTGGAAACTCAACGTAAGGTTCTAGTTGCTTCATTACGTACAGGTATGACACAACTTACTACTAACCAAGGTCAAGGGATATCCGCGTTTAGGTGGCTCGTATAATTAGCTAAACTAATTAACTAGTATGATAGGGCTTTAAACAGCCCTATCTTTAACAAGAGCTTAATGAGTTTTTGTTAAAGATAATCAAATATAGGCGAACGGGTTTAGCGGCCCTGGTAGTAGTAGTGATACTACCTAGCCTTTTCTTTCACTACAAGAGGTTAACATGACAGTAGGAATTTACAAATTAAACTTTAAAGGTACAGATAAAGTTTATATCGGGCAGAGTTTATCATTGGAGACTAGATTAGGTAAGCATATTAAAAAGATGCGAAATAACTCACATTCAAAGAAAATGAACCTAGCGTACTTAGAGTTTGGTGAGCCCACTTTGGAAGTACTATGTGAGTGTGCCGCAAATGAGTTAAATGATTTTGAAAATGAAACTATTGAAATATGGGACGCGGTAAATAATGGGTTTAATACGCTATATACAGCAGAGCAGGTATATAATACTGCTCCAGGAGATAAAAATAGTAACTCCAAGTATAGTAATGGTAAAATAGAGGAAGTATTTTTAATACTCGTACAACAACCAAATATAAGCTTAGTTAACGTATCAGAGCTAACTAATGTTAGTGTGTTAGTTATTAGAAGCATTTCTAGGGGATTAAACCATAAATGGTTACAAGATAAGTATCCAGAAGAGTATAATGTTTTAATAAGCCTAAAAGGATCTAGACGTAGTAATTCTCATTCTGCAGAACAGCGCGGCATTAATTATCCAGATATACTTAGCCCTACCGGTGTTACTTATAAAGTAACAAATGCTAAATTATTTGCTACAAATAATTTACTAGACCCAGCATCTTTTCACAAAGTACTTTGTGGGCAAAGAAAAACACATAAAGGCTGGAAATTAGCCTAGTACAATAAGGAATAAACATGGGATATCCTCTAGTTACAAAAACAGAATATAAGGCGTATGCTGGACTAGTAAGCCCAAATGAAGACGCTAGAATTAATGCACTAATCCCTAAGGTTAGTGATCTAGCTAAGTCAGTATGCCGTAGAACATTTATAGACTATGTAGACGATGTCAAGGTCGAATATTCAGACGGCGGGTACTACACTATTCCATTAGAAGAATATCCCCTTATTGGCGTGACCTCTGTAGAGTATTCTGCTGATTATGGCACCACGTATACTCCGTTAGCCGCAGGCTCAGATTATGCAGTATCAAAAGCTTCTGGTAATATTAGCGCTTTAACTTCAGCAGGTTTCCCATTTAAAATTAATGGATACAAAGTTACTTACACTGCTGGATATGAAACCTTACCTGAAGACTTAAAGCTAGCTATCTTTGATCTAATCACATACTATCTAAAGAACGATAGTGCTATTCACAGCAACAAAGCGCCAGGAACTAATACAGTACAGATTGAGTATGTTACTACAACTAATCTACCTGCTCATATCAAACGTGTGTTTGATTTATATACCTCTAACTATAGTTAATTATGTCTTTCTATACACCCACATGGACTAGAGGATTGTTAAAAGAAGACCATATAAATGTACAAAAACATATTACTAATTCTGATAACGATTTTCGTAGTTACATAGATAGTAATACTCCATTCGTACTATGGTTGGATATAGGGCTAATAAGGGAAAGAATTTTAAATAAATCAGATGCATTTATATCTGAATTAGCTTCAGTAGTATCACCAGATAGGGATGTTTCTAGCATAATAAAAGAATTATTAGATGATGCATATGTTGCAACTATTAATAAATATGCTGAAAATCCTGCATATGAAAAAATAGATAGCAGTCAGCTAGATACTCTACTAAGTGCATTAAGTAATGCTACAGTAGGTAACATTAGAAATACCATTTTATCTAAATTTAAAAGAACAAAGGTAGTAACTAACGTTACTAAAAAGAATAAATCTGTAATGGTTATTCTCCCTAAGTTCACTACTCTAAAATTTGGTACAGTATTTAAAGAAGAACTAAGTAAGCTACTAAAGAAAACTAAAAAGCTTAGTTCGGCAGCTCCAGTAGTAGTATCAGGATGGGGAAGTACGCTAGGTGCAAAAACAGTAGCTGAATCTGAAAAGTCAAGAATGGAAGACTTTATATCTGCTAACTTTGGGGCCTTACAAAATGTAGGCCACATTGAAGTAGATGTAGTATCAGAAGTAGATAAAACAGTAAAAAGAGCACAAAATAGTCCGCGGTTTCTACAGGCACTAATGACGCTGCCAAACGACCTTAAAAGCTTTGAAAAACTGCAACTAAAGTTTTCAAAAGAAACAGGACAAGCAGCTACTAGGCTGAAAATTAGAAAAAAATTTACAGGTTCAAAGTTAGTTTTTGAACTATTAGTAGAGCATGGGCTATCTGTAGGGATACCAGAGAGTCAAAAGGACAACCTATACAAAGCTAGGTTAGAAAAAGCGTTTAGTATAGGGGCCGGATTTACAAATACAATTCGTAAAGACCTATCAATACTACCTAATCTTGAAACTTCTAAGAGTATGTTACAATACTTGACTGCTAGTATTGTAAATAACCTAACAGTAGGTAAGCCTTATAGTACGTATACAAGTAATACTGAGATACTACAAGCTACAAAGATTAAATATAGTAAAGTATCTTCAAAAACAGGTACAACAAAAACCTCTAATAGTACCAGACTTTTACCTATCCGCACAACTAACGGTCAGTTCTACAGCCTAGCAGCTCTTCAAGGTCTTTTAGACGCTCAGCTGCAGCATGTTATAGCCGCTAATATGGGCAATGGCTCAGAGCATAAAATTCTTAACTACCGTACAGGTAGATTTGCAGAATCAGTTAAAGTTGAACGCTTATCAAAGTCAAGGCAGGGTATGATTACCGCCTTCTATAGTTATATGAAAAATCCTTATCAAACATTTGAACCTGGATTTAGACAAGGATCTCCAACAAGCAGAGACCCTAAGCTGCTAATATCGCAATCTATTAGAGAAATAGCTGCTTCTAAAGTAGGTAATAGACTAAGGGCTGTATTAATTTGATCTTGATTTTTGGTATGAAATAGTGTATAATAGGTCATCTTGGAGAAAATTATGACCTGTGGGATTTATAAACTAAAGTTTAATGGTACTGATAAAGTATATATAGGGCAATCAGTAAATATAGAAAAAAGATATAGAGAACACTGTCAAAACCTAATTAACGGTAGCAGTAATATTAAGCTACAAAATGCATATATAGAATTTGGTAGGCCTATTTTAGAAATATTATCTGAATGTAGTATACTAGAGCTCGATACACAAGAAGACGAGTGTATCGATATTTATAATTCAGTAAATAATGGCTATAATATCTATAGTACAGCAAATCAAGTACCTTCGTATACCGGATATGGGTATGGTAATAGTAAGTATTCTAAAGAGAGTATAATAGAAGTATTTACACTATTATGTACCTCTACTATGGCATATACTACTATAAGTAAAATTACTAATGTATCCCCCCAAACTATATGTAATATAAACCTAGGAAAATCTCACTATTGGTTAAAAGAAGAGTACTATAAAGAATATACAAATATGATATCTTTAAATAGTATACCTAGAGACGGCAGTAAGGTAGTTTCAGATAAACTATCGGCAAAGAATAGAGGGATAGTTTATCCTAATATAAGGTCTCCATCAGGAGAAGTATACACTATTGATAATGCGTATAAATTTGCTAAAGAGCATAATTTAGCTCCTAATCATTTTCAAGAAGTATTAAACAAACATAGGAAGTCCCATAAAGGCTGGAAACTAGCATGAGCAAAAGAACAAGTATTCTAAAGGCTATAGCAGCTAAACTAAACGAATGTTTAGATGGTTCACAGTATCCTTCAAATATCTATTCTCAAGCTTTTGCTAAGCTGAAATTTTGGGATGAAATTTCTAATATGCCTGCAGTTTATATGTCTCCCGGTTCAGAGCAACGGGAGTACCTACCAGGAGACTTTACATGGGGATACTTAGGCATTAGTCTTAAGTTATACTGTAAGGGAGAAGATTCAACTGAACAACTAGAACAACTTCTAGAAGATGTAGAATCTGTAATAGACGCTAATAGAGTACTAGTCTATGATAGTGTAAATAACTATGAGACAACAGAGATTCTAGTTGCCTCAATCACTACTGATGAAGGGCTTCTAGCCCCATATGCTGTAGGTGAAATCAACTTGCAGGTGAGATATCAACTCATGTAAGTTTAACCAGTATTGCTACGCTAACCACAGATAAATATCTAGTCTAAGCGTTTAGATACACAAATTAAGGAAAAATTATGGCTTTAAATTTATCACGTAATAGTAGAGTATTCTTTACTACTAACGTTAACACCTATGGTGTAGTTCAGAATACAGGATTCACTGCTGCAAATACTCAGGAATTCCAAGTTTTAGATGGTTTCTCGTTCTCTCAAAATGCTAACGCTGATACGGTTACTATCTCTGAAGCAGGTACTGCACCTGTTCGTGGACAGCGTTCATTCAACTCTAGCTTAGCGCCCGTTGACTTCTCATTCTCTACATATGTTCGCCCATATAACGCAACTACAAGCATTAGTGCTGAAGAGTCCGTACTATGGAATGCGCTACTAGGTGTAGAAGATATTAAAGCATCTAACGTACTAACAACTACTGGAGTAACCACAGTAACTTATGCATTTAATGCGGGTACCGGTGTTGCTACTCTTACTCTAGCTGGTTCTGCTATGCCTATTGCAGGTCTATCTACAGGTACTCAAGTTGTTGTTGGTGGTCTAGTTCACGCAACTGATACAGCTATTATTAATGCTGCTGGTTCAATTGTTGGTACGCCTACCGCTACTAGTATTGTTATTGCTCTAGCTAATCCTAAAGCATCAGGTGCCACTATTGCTGCCATTACTATGGCTACTGCTGGTACGGTTAAGTTGTACAAATCAGCCTGGGCTCCAGTTACAACTACTCACTCATACGTGAGTACTGGTGGTTCTAACTATAACCAACTGCAAAAATTCGGTCTTATTTTCTTAGTAGATACAGTTTACTACGTTATTGATAACTGCGCAATGAATCAAGCATCTATTGATTTCGGGCTAGATGCTATTGCTACAATCGCATGGACCGGTCAAGCTACCTCACTTAATACTAATGCAACAGCAGGTGCTGCAGCATTAGCAGCCGCTACCGTTAAGAATACAGTAGCGGCGTTCATTACTAACAAGTTAAGTACTGTTACAATGACTCTGGTTAATGCTCTGGGCGCAACAGCTGCGGGTACCATGTACAATATCGCGCTAACCGGTGGTAATGTTACTATTAATAACAATATTACATATGTAACACCTGCTAATTT